CGTCCTGCCGGACGCCGAGCCGATCCCGGCCGAAGTCCGCGAGCTGTACGTCAACGCCGACGAGCTGGCGGGCGGCGCCCGGCCCGTCCTGCGCCTGCCACCGTCCGACCCGCCGCCCCCCTGGACGCGGGACCGGCTGCACGGCGCCGCCGTCCACGCGGGGATCAAGGGCGCTGGCGTCACGGCCGTCTACAACGACGTGGCCGGCAGCCGCTCGCGGGCCGAGCTGACGGCCGACGACTGGGCCGAGATGGCGAAGCGGCTGGGCTTGGCATGAACGGTGCGCTCGCGATCATCCCGCAGGGGTCATCCCTCGTCGAACGCGAGCCGCAAGTCGCCGCGTGGATCGACGACCAGGAGGACGGCGCGGTCCTCGCGCAAGCACGCGCCCTCCTAGCAGCGTGGCGCCAGCACTCCGAGCGCGGCAGCGCCGAGCGCGACGCCGCGATCCGGCTCGACATCCGCTGCGAGCGTCGGCTGGGCCAGTTGCCCGAGGCGGCACCGAAGCCGGACGAACGCGACCGCGTAACGGGTCGTTACGCGGGTGAGCCGACCCCGACCGCCGAGCGCATGGCGCTGTCGCGGGCGCGGGCTCTGGCGGCGATCCCGGCGGAGAGGTTCGAGGAGGTGCTCGCGGCACCGAAGCCGTCCCGCGAGAAGTTGCTGACCGAGGCGGTCATGCCGATCCGGACGGTCGATCCCGTCCTCGACGAGTCGAGCCGGATGCTCCGGCTCTTGCAGTTCCCGACCCCGGTGTCGTGGCCGGACCAGAGCGACGTGTCGCTCTTGGATGAGAAGGCCGTCGCCAGCATCCGCGATGCCGTGGACTCGTGGCGCAGATGGGCCGATCGATGGGAGGGCGCGCTCGCGTCCTTCGCAGAACTGAGGAGGATCAAGTGAAGCACCCGCCCGTTCGCCAGATGCTGCAAGACGGCGTTTCCACTCAGGACGTTCTCGCCACCATGCCAGCCCGCCAGCCGGACGAGCAGCGCGAAGTGTGGTCCGAGGGGCTGACCAGGATGGCATCCCAACTCGTGAGGGCAGCCAAGCGGTCCGCGCACACCATCGTGCAGCGAGTCTCGCAGGGCCAGATCGTCGGGCTCTTCTACGACGATCTCGATGTAGCCGAGACGTACTGCCGCGACGAGTTGCGCCGATCCAGAAGCCGTGAGGACGGGGAGCGCCGTCGCCAGCAGATGCTCATGGACATCCTCGTCTACATCGGCTCGGCGCGGGTCGCCGGAGCCTCGACCCTGATGGGCTACCCGCCCGCGGCGACCTACGCCACTCAGCACGCGGCGGAGTTGGACTCCGCGGCATGAAGCCCTCGACCCGGGCCGTCCTGGCGCTCCTGCGCGAGCAGGGCGTGGACGGCGTGACCCCGGCGCTCGCGCTCACCGAGGTCGGCACCATGCGGCTCGCCGCGCGGATCGCCGAGCTGCGGGCCGAAGGTCACGACATTGTCAACATCGGCCACACGACGGCCACCGGCAAGCACGTCGCGCTCTACGTCCTGCGCGAGCCGCTGCTGCTCTGGCGGGCGTCGTGAGGCAGCCCCACGCCCGGCCCGTTGCCGGCCCGCGCTTCATCCCCTGCGGCCGTTCCGAGTGCCGGATCTGCCGCAACAACGTCCCCGGCGAGCCGCCGGACAGCGGGCACCCGCCGCGGGAGTCGCTGGCGTCGCTCTTCCTGGGGCTGGCGGCCATCGTCGTGATCCTGCTCGTCGTCGTGCTGGTCGTGCCGGTGCTGGCGCTGTGAGCGAGTACGCGGACTTCCTAGCGGCCAAGCGGCTGCAGGTCCACGAGTTCGGCCCGAGCGTCGAGACGGGCGATATCAACCCGATCCTCTTCCCATTTCAGCGCGATCTCGTGAAGTGGGCGATCCGCAAGGGCCGAGCGGCGATCTGGGCCGACACTGGACTCGGTAAGACCTTCATGCAGATCGAATGGGCCCGTCTGATCGGCGAGCGCACGCTGATACTCGCGCCTCTGGCCGTGGCCCAACAGACGATCCGCGAGGCCGCCCGGCTCGGCGTTGAGGTCGGCTACGCGCACCATCAGGGCGAAGCTACCGGCCAGTTCACCATCTCCAACTATGAGCGCCTAGATCGCTTCGATCCCGCGGCGTTTGGAGCGGTGGTCCTCGATGAGTCGAGCATCCTCAAGGCGTTCTCGGGCGTCACTAAGCGCGCACTTATCGAGGCGTTCGCCGACACGAAGTACCGCCTGGCCTGCACCGCCACACCGGCGCCCAATGACATCGAAGAGTTGTGCAATCACGCCCACTTCCTCGGCGTCATGAAGCCGTCCGAAATGCGGTCCACCTTCTTCATTGCCGACTCGCGCGGCGAGTTCATGCGCTACCGCCTCAAGAAACACGCCAAGGCCGCCTTCTACCGCTGGCTCTCATCGTGGGCGATGGCGGTCAAGAAACCGTCCGACCTCGGTTACGCCGACGACGGCTTCGATCTGCCGCCGCTAACCGAGTCGGTGGTAGCGGTCGAAACCGACTGGGCGCCGGAAGGACGACTCTGGGCGATCGACCTGTCAGGCATCGTCGAGCGTTCGCAGGTGCGCCGGTCGACGATGACGGCCCGCGTCCAGGCTACGGCGGACCTGATCGCCGCGGAGCCGTTCGAGTCGTGGATTGTCTGGTGCGGCCTCAACGATGAGGGCCGGGCGCTGGCCGATGCGATCGGTTCCGGGGCGGTCGTTGTGGAGGGAGCCGATACGGCCGATGCGAAGGCGGACGCGCTGCTGGCATTCGCCGACGGCAAGACGCGCGTGCTCATCACGAAGTCCACCATCGCGGGCTTCGGAATGAACTTCCAAGTCTGCGCCCGTGTCGCCTTCCTCGGCCTCAACGACTCATTCGAGCAGTACTACCAGGCCGTGCGCCGGTGCTGGCGCTTCGGCCAGACGCGCCCGGTACATGCCTATGTCGTCGTAAGCGAGATCGAACGGACGGCCGTGTATGAGAACGTCATGCGGAAGCAGGCGCAGGCCGTCGAGCTATCGACCGAGCTGATCCGACACGCTGCCGAGTACGAACGCGCCGAACTGTTCGCCGGCACTTCGGCCGCCGACGACTTCGAACCCCGAGCAGAGATGGAGGTTCCGTCATGGCTGGCGGCCTAGCGGTCATGGACCAGGAACAGGGCGACGGTTGGGTCATGTACAACGGCGACTCGGCCGAGGTCCTGCCCCGCCTTCCGGCCGACTCCATTGATTTCAGTGTCTTCTCACCCCCGTTCGTGTCGGTCTATACCTACAGCCCGAGCGACCGCGACCTCGGCAACGTCCGTGACGAGGCGATGTTCTGGGAGCAGTTCGGGTTCGTGTCCCGCGAGCTGCTGCGCGTGGTCAAGCCGGGCCGCCTTGTGGCGGTCCACGTCGCCAACCTGCCCGCCTACGCGAACCGCGACGGTGAGTCGGGACGCAAGGACTTTCGGGGTGACACGATCCGCCACTTCCAATCCGTCGGGTTCGTGTACCACTCCGAGATCTGTATCGACAAGAATCCCCAGGCGCAGGCGATCCGGACTCATTCCAAGGGCCTCCTGTTCGTCCAACTCCGGCGCGATGCCGCGTGGATGTGGCAGGCCTGGGCGGACTACATCCTCGTCTTTCGCAAGCCGGGCGAGAACCCCGAGCGCGTGAAGACGGACCTCTCGGAAGACGAGTGGATTGAATACGCCCGACCGGTCTGGTACGGGATTCGTGAGACGGACGTGCTCTCGGCAATAGACGCCCGCGAGAACGACGACGAGCGGCACCTCGCCCCGCTCCAACTCGGCGTAATCGAGCGGTGCGTGCGCCTCTGGACCAATGAGGGCGATACGGTCCTGTCGCCGTTCGCCGGGATCGGATCCGAGGGCTACGTATCCGTCAAACGCGGCCGTCGGTTCATCGGCGTCGAGCTGAAACCGGCCTACTGGCGGGTCGCCGTCGAGAACATGCGCCGGGCCGAGTCGTCCGTGGCGACCCTCTGGGACGGGCTCATGGACACCGAGGCATGAAGCCAGCCTGCATGGACGAGAAGGAATGGCTCATCTGGCAGGACGCCAACGCGCGGCTCAACGG